GCAAAGCGTTAAGAATACCTTGCTAATGTTGTCAATTAACTGAATTGTTTTTTGTTCTGTTTTGTTTTCTGTCGTTTTCATTGTTTAAAAGTTTAGTTAGTGTTGAATGTTTACACCCGTAAAAGTAGAAAACCCGTAAAAAAAACAATAGGAAAAAACCATTTTAACAAAACTTTAACATTGTTAGAAATGTAACAAAGTGCTATGCACGCATAGTAAATGAAAAAAAGAAACCCCCAGAAAAAGGGGGTATTGAATTTATACCTATTGAATTCACAAGGTATTGAATTTACACCTATTGAATTTACAATTGTGATGTAAATAATTTTCCATTGAAGGTGAACCACGCTTGAACATGATCAAACCAACTATGGATGTACTCTTCAGTTAGTGTAGCCTCAGCATCCTTCCTAGCCTCTTCAACCCATTTATCGTATAGGTGTTTGGCTATAGTATTAGGATTCTCTTCACCACCATAAATACAGTCGTTAAGTGCCGAGTACAATACCTGATCCATGCAGTATCCGGTAAGTATCCCATCACACTTCCTTAGCTTAGACACTATCTCAGGCTTCAATATATCGCTGTATTTGGACTTTTTTTTCGTGTGGAGGTATGTATCCCCAATAGTCCAGAAGCATATCTTAAAATCGCTTATTTTAAGTCCTAGGAGGTCATAGTAGGCAAATAGGCTTTCAAAACACTCATCAGCCCAAAGATATCCATGTTTTATCACTTTATCTCTTTCTTGATGTAATGCCTCTATTTGAGCCTCCCTAGATAGGTCTTCGAACCTGTATAATTCAATATCGTCTGTCATTATTTCAAAGTAAAATATTTATTGAATATTATTTCTATAACGGCAACAGATATCTTATCGTAGTTAAGCAACTTTAACAATGAGTCCTGTTCAATATCTATCTTTTGAATCTCGAAGTGGCTCTTCAGGTAGTTACACCTTTCTAATCTACCCATCCTTTTTATAGATTCAAATTCACTAAAGTCTATTGCTGTTTTCATGATTTTATCCTTCTATTTTTTTATGGAGGTAATCTTTTATCCTAGCCATCATTTCATGATCAAAAGAATCTATGAATTCGTATGGATCTATGTTAAATGCATATTCTTCATAATCCTCTTCACCTCCAAAGCAAGTAGCGTCTTCAGTATAAAATTCTACAGTCATACCTCTTGAATTCCTCATGGGAGGTATCACACTTGTAATCTTAACATCTCTATAAGTAGCTTTCATTATTGTTTAGTTTTTTTAGTTATTATTTGTCCGTTTAAAGAGTACGTTAGTGTACCATCCTTCCAGTAGATAACAATTGAATCCATCTTATTCAAATCTAATTGTTTTACCGTCTACCTGAATCCACTTCAGTCTATCAAAAGGAATAGATCTGTATCCCTTAGAGTGCATATCGTATACTGGAATCAATTGCTTTTCCTGTGGGTTGTATTTAAGTACCCCACCCTTCAGATGCTTTACTACACCTCTACGGCAATTCATAACTCTGAACGAGCCATCTTTCTTGGTGAACCCTGCTGAGAAGATTTTACCGTCACCTACTTTTTCTAGTAATTCTAAATAAGTCATGTTTTCTTTGTTTTAATGTTTCCACTACAAACATACAAACTATTTTTGCAACTGCCAAATAGAATGTAAAAAAAAAGAAAGCCACTCTTTCAAGCGGCTCTCAACTTCTAACTAAAAACAAACAATTTTTACATATGATAAACTTAAACACTTCAAATATACGAATTATTTTATAATATACATTCCCTTCGGAACAGTTCTTTCTAAAACGTATTGAATCGCATACCTAGCCGCATCGATCCCATGGTTAAAAGTATCAATAGGTTTCATACCTTTGACGTGCCAAGCATAGTTATTGAATTCCTTAACCAGATTTTCCCCCTGTACATTTATATTGTAATCCTGCATAAGTGCAATACCGGTAAGAATACTACCCTTCTTTTTTATTGTAGGTGTTAAATTTAACCCTCTAGTATTAAGCTCGGCAATAAGTCTAGGTTCACTGTTATCACAAACCACCAAACGTTTACCTGCGTGACGAACACACAAATCATATATATTAGATGTCACAAGACCCTTCTTGTAGAACATCTCTTTTAACCATATAATTTTTCTTTTTTTATCTACGGCAACTTCAACTAAAACTGACTCGTCTCGGGAGAATCCGAAATCCAAGCCAAAGATCGATTCAACATCATTATTGAATTCACCAATTTGCCAGTCAGTAAATATAACTCCCTCAGCTCTCTGAAGCCACCCACCAAGGATTTGATGCCTGTATTTATCTGGTCTACGCTCCTTCATATCCTCCAACTGGTCTACGAAAGACTCAGATAGATTATCGATGTTGTCCTCGTATGTTGTATGGATATAAGTTACGTTGTCTTTAGTGCCGTTAAACCCATCAGGTATTCCTCTGTTCTGGAAGAACCTCTGGTATATCCAATGTTCTTTTGTTGTAGGGTTTAGGATTAACAGGACACGATTCCTAGCGTCCTTAGAACGTATGGAGTAGTCTATCTTATCGAATGTCTCTTCATCCATAAGCTCCTCTGCTTCGTCCAATACAAAAGTGTTAATCCCACTAATCGATTTAAGTTTCGCTGTCTGATCTCCAGATGCTGTTTTGATACCTGAGAAATATATAAAGCTCTTTGTGTGCTTATTTTTTATATCATACTTAGTAACATCAAACATATCATTAGCCCCCATCAAATCTATCTTTTCTAGGAATTCAGGGATAATACTCATAGATGCTGAGCTCATGGTATATCGTGTAAACAATACACCATTATTTTTTTCGTATGTCAATAGGTTTAAGAATACTGTAACGGCAAAAGACTTACCTGAGCCTCTTCCACCTGTTATAACAAAATATCTGCTATCACTATCGAATAAAGATGAGTATTTAGGACTTAGATCTAAAGATTCCATCGACATCAAAATTATTAAAGTTATAACCGTATTTAGAGTTTTTGTCAGAATTCAACCTAATGCCCTGCATACTTCCTGTGTTTTTTATGATAAAAAATCCCTTGAAGTGCTCCGAATAAACAGCAAACAGATCAATGAATTCGTTAGTATATTTAGATTTAATTCCATTGCAGAGTGCAACTTGTATTGAATTTCTATCAGTAGGAATTTTACTGGAATATTTCACCTGAACCTTATACAGCTTACCCCCGCCCTCTACAATTATATCATATACAGAAGAGTCTAGCATTGGTTTACTAGGATGTATACCTCTACTTATGCATTCACAAGAAAACAGGTACTCAGCATACATTCCCTTCTCATTACTGTCCATGATGTGTGTATTTATATAACAGTTCCTTTCTGATCAAGTAAGCCTTTTTACTCTTAGTGTCTCCTCTACCAGTGAAGGTTGCATATTTCAGGTTATTCTCTGTTATACACCTTTTTATTTCAGACGGCAAAAACCACTGAAACTCAATCCCATCATATATAACCCAATAGGTTGCTTTAGTGGTTGATAGAGCCGATGGCTTACCGTTAAACTCAATCTCTATTACTATATTGCCAGTATGCTTACTTTTTTGGTCTGACTTTACTTCAACCCCAATACCTATCTCTGGAACGTATATATCCCATTCTTTGAAGTAACCTTCTTGAATGTAGGCTTTAGGGTATTTATTTTGAATCTGTAGCAGTACTGATCTCTCCAGAACCTTCCCCGCTTTCAGATCCTCCTGAAACTGGCTCATTATTTTCTAGTTTTTCTATTCGGTGAAGAGCAACCATGACAGCTTGTTGTAGTAGCTTGATATCGTGTTGCATTTTTACGAGTGTAGATTCTTTCATTTCTTCTTCTCTAGCTCGGGTTTATATCTGTATCCTAGTATTGGATTTATATTATAATTCCAAAAGTCCATTGGCATACTACTTCCCTGAGGTAGCATCCCCTTTGTCGTTGTTTTTAACTTCTTCATGTTCTACATCTATTGTTTTTGGCTTAGTAAAATTTATAACCGGAATATTTACATTTGTATTAACGTCTATTTGTTGCATCTCTTTTGGTTTACCATATCGGTAGTTCATTATGTAATCCCAATGTTTAGCAGAGCCCTCCTTAGCTAACTTAGCAACTTCCATCCACATCTTCTCTTCACTGCCAAATATCTTTTTTAGTGCCGCTAAAGTCAGATTATTCATATCCTTATCCTTGATACTAATCTTTCTTGGTCGACCTTGACCACGACTCACGCCTTTTACCGCACCATTATTCTTTCTACCGTCTTGTTTATTTGGCTCGTCTTCTTTCATTTCACCTCTTCGAATTTCTTAACGGGCTTATCAAGAAACTTATGGGAGTAGCCCCCTTTCTTCATTGTTGCCTTCATGAAAGCGTTAAGCGTTTCTATCTTGTTGTATTCCTCAAGTAAATCATGATACTTGTTTTCTAGATCATGCAATTGTTCCTTCCAGTAATCTACAGGATCAGTGAATTCCCTCATCTCATCCTTGTCGTATTTTTTTATTAGTTCAGAATACAGATCCATTAAATCCCTTTCATAAACACTAACAACATTATCAAACACCCTTAAACCATGAAGAACCG